GGACCTCGCGGGTTTCACCAAAACGCGACGCCGCACGACGTACGCGGCCCTCCTCATTGATGCAACGGTCATGCTCCCCGCGGCCCTGTACCAGGACGTACGCGACTGGTACACGATCAATTGCGCCAGCGGCACCATCCCGACGCGCATCAAGCGCCCGCAGGATAACGCCGAGATAGTCGCGCGGTTCTCCGGCCCGCCCTCGATTGCATGGCCGACTCAGGAGCGCGTCGCTTTCACGGTAACGTGCAAGTTCGAGCAATTGCCGCAATGGCGGGGGCTCTAAGTGGTCGACGCCGTAAACGTCCCGAGCCTGCTTGCCACCGCGACGCCGGTCGTCTGGCTGGCCCTCTTGCGGATCACTGCACCGGGCGAGACGCCGGTCGCGCTGGTGAACAACTCCGAGCCCGTCACCTCGAGGGGGCTCGTCTATCAACCGTTCCCCTTTGCGATCACGCTACCCGCGGACGATAGCGAGACGCTGCCGCGGGTCACGTTGAGCCTGTCGAACGTCGACCAATTGCTCGTCGAGTACATCCGCGGCGCGGTCGAGCCCCCGAAAATCGAGGTCGAGCTTATTACGTCGGCCTACCCCGACACGGTAGAAAAAGCGCTCACGTTCTTAAAGCTCGTTGACGTAAGTTACGACGCGATCACGATTAGCGGCACGCTCACGCTCGACAACTTTCTAACGCAGGCGTTCCCCGCGGAAGCCTATACCCCGCCGTACTTCCCGGCGTTGTTCCGGTAGGCGTCGCGATGGTCACGCTCGACAAGTTCGTCGGCATCCCGTACGCGCAGCGCGGCACCGACTACACGGGCGCGGACTGCTGGGGCGTTTGCGTGCTCTATGCGCGCGACGCGCTCGGGCTCGAGTTGCCGCGATACTTTTATCCCGACGGCGAACTCCTCGCGATTGCGGGCGAGTTGATCGCACGCGAGACGGACGCGGCCTACTGGCAAAGCGTCGGCGCGCCCTATTTGCCCGGGACCGTGCATATCCTCAGAATCGCGGGCGCGGCGACCCATTGCGGGATACACGTTGCGGGGCACCTGTTCTTACATAGCCTGCCCGGGCGCAATAGTTGTGTAGAGAGTCTGTTCGCGCCCGAGTGGCTGCACCGTCTCGCCGGAAGCTATCACCTATGCAAAACGCTCTCGCATTGATCGAGCCCGCGCGGTTTCTCGCGCTCGACGGGCAACGCCTGACGCTCGCCGTCGCGCCAGGTCAAACGCTGGCGGCGGTCCTCGAGCGGTACGTCGCCCCCGACTTGCGCGCGTTCGTGCGCGCGTTCAATCACGGCACGCCGGTTACGGACCTGACGTTTACGCTACGCCCGGGCGATTCGCTCATGCTCGTTATCGTCCCGGGCGGCGGCGGCGTGAAAGCAATCCTCGGCGCGGTCCTAACGCTCGTCGTCGCCTACTTCGCTCCCTACTGGGCTCCGCAACTCGTGGGCGCAATCTACGGCGTATCCGGCGCGACCGCGGCGGCGGCGTTCCCCGGCCTCGTCTCCGCCGTCGGCGTTGCCGGGACGATGGTCGCCGCGATGGCCGTCTCCGCGCTGATCCGCCCGCCTCCGATCAGCACTGCGGGGGGCTTTGGCACCGACGCGGCGCGCTCTTACTCGCTCTCGGGACAGAGCAACCAAGCCGCTATCTATGCGCCGTGCCTCGTCGTCTACGGACGCCATAAGGTTATGCCGCTGCTGGCGGCGAACCCGAACGTCGATAACCTCGGCAACGTCTCCCAGTTCTCCGCGCTCTACGACTTCGGCCTCGGGAACGTGCTCGTCGAGGATTTGAAAGTCGGCGACGTTGGTATCGAGCAATTCGCGCCGTCTCTCGTCCTGCATCAGGATTCACTCTGCCGCGATTTGCAATTGAATTTTGACCGCGTCGGGTACGACCAATACACCTACGAGCTACAGCAGGACGCGCCGCTCGTGCTCCGCACCAAGCCCGACACGCGTAACGCCAACCTCGATATCCAGTTCCCGCGCGGCATGTACCGGCTCGGGCAGGACGGCCCCGTTCCCTATCGCGTGCTCCTCTATGCGCGCTGGCGTTTGCTCGGCGATGCGGCTTGGCAGGAGGCCCCGATAGACTGGTTCCACGGGGCCGACCTCAAGGGCTACGACACGGCACCGCACGATAAAACGATCACGTTCTTTTTACCCGGCTATATGTTCGCCGGTCCCGTCGCCTACGACCCGACGACCTCGCCCGCGGTCATGCGGCAAGCCGCAATGTATTGGGCGAACGTCGCCGCCCCGGGCAGTAGCTACACGGACGCCAAGCCGAATCCCTACGTCACGACGACCTACCCGGGCGGGCCGATCAACGAGGCGAACTACTTCGCGCGCTATCCCGAGGTATTGCGCGCGGGGTGGACCCGCGGGGCGACGGCGCATTTTGAAAGCATCGGTTCGCGCGAAGGGCGGGACCCGGGCGTCCCGGTTCATATCACGTTGCCGCCCCCGTATTTCGACGGCGCTTACGACCCGCGCTACGGTCCTGAAACGCTGCACGGTATCGACACCTCCTACTACGGATACGACGGGGTCTACGGCACCGACTACGACGTAGGCGGCTGGTACTTCATCGAGCAAGGCTCGCCGCTGCCGACCGCGGCCAAGCCCCCCCCGGGCGCGGCCCCGTGGGAGTGGGTACAGGTCGAGCCGTTCGACGAGGCGAACTACCTCGCGCGTTATCCCGACGTAGCGAACTGGGTCGCGCAGGAACCCGCGCGCCGCTCGGGTTGGGTTCACTTCATCGAGCATGGAGCGTTCGAGGGGCGCGACCCCTACGACTGGTTCGCCGCGCCCGTTGTGCATATGCAAGCCATGAGCACGGCGGCACTGTGGCTGCGCGTTGGTTTCATGTTCCCGACGCCGGGCGAGTACGAGGTCGAAATTCGCCGCGTGGACCCCTCCGACGACGGGAGCGAAACGTCGACGAAGGAATCGGAGTACGGCACCGTTACCGCGCTGGTTAACGTGGCGGTCGTCGGCATCCTGCGGAGTTTCCAAGCGGGCGCGCCAGTGCAGCCGAGGCTGCGCCATACCATGCTGGAGATGCGCGTTATCGCAACCGACAAGCTCTCGGGCGTTGTGCAAAACCTCTCCGCGATTGCGACCTCGATATTGCCGACGACGCTCGACGGCGTCTCGTTCACGTTGCAGCCGACGCGCAACCCCGCATGGATCGCGCTCGATATCCTGACCTCCGAAAAGAATCCCAAGCCCCTCACCTACGACCAAATCGACTGGCCCTCGTGGCTGCACTTCGCGCAACTTTGCGCCGCGCCGCGCTACTGGGTCGCAAACGGGTTGCCGTTTACCGCGCCCGCGTATACGTGCGACACCATCGTCAATTCCTTTACGACGATCAAGGATTTACTCGAGTCGATTCTCTCGGGGGCTCGCGCCTCGATGACGCTTACGGGCGCGGGCAAATGGGCGATCCTCGTCGACGAGGAAAAGGACACGCCGCGGCAATTGCTCACGCCCGCAAACTCGTGGAGTTTCTCAGGCGTGCGCGCGTTCTCGGCGCGCCCGCACGCGCTGCGCGTGAACTTCATAAACCGCGACCTCAACTACGCCCGCGACGAGGTTATCGTCTACGCCGACGGATACGACGCGAGCAACGCCGCCCAGTTCGAGACGCTCGATACGTTCGGCCTGACCGACTACCCGCACGCGTGGGCCTACGGGCGTTACATGCTCGCGCAGGGGCTGCAACGCTCGGAGACGTTCTCGCTCACGCTCGACGCGGAAAACTTGATCCTGCAACGCGGCGACTTGGTCCTCGTGGCGCATGACGTTCCGATGATCGGCGGCATCCCGACGCGCGTGGCAATCGTCTACGACGACCCGGGGCCGAACGGCGGACAGGTCATCCTGTGCGAGGTCGAGCCCGCAGTCGCGCTCACGGGCTACACCATCCGCAACGCCGACGGCAATGTCCGAAGCGGCGCAATCCTCGAGGCGCAGCCGGGCGGGCTGTTCGAGTTGGACACGAACGCTCATGCGGAGCCCGACGATCTAATCGTCCTCGGCCCTCTGGACCGCACGACGGCCCCCTATCTCGTGCAAGCGATCACGCCATCGGCCGACCTGACCGCGACGCTCACCCTGTGCAAATACGTGCCCGGCGTTTATCAGGCCGATATCGGCGCGCTGCCGCCCTGGGACCCGACGCTCGGGACCGACCTCGTCAACGGGACCGACTTGGCCGTCGTCGACCTGGCGGCGACACAACGTCTGTATTACGACCCGATGCGCGAGCCCCTCGTCGACGTTCTCCTATCGTGGGGGGTCACGGGCTGGAACGTCGACCATTACGAGGTTGCCGTCTACTTGCCCAGTGGCAACCGTCAGCAAGTTGCCTCGGGCGTGCAGGCGACTAACTTCGTCTGGACCCTCGACGCGCTGCGCGACCTCGATTTATTCGGAATCCCCTTGCAGTTCGAGGTAACGCCTATTGCGGGCAATGGCTCTATCGGACTGCCGTCGTACGTCTGGATCACGTTGCTCCCGGACCGCACCGCGCCCGGCCCCGTCTCGACGATGGGCCTCAACGTGGAGAGCGAGCGCATTGATATTTTTTGGACCGCGCCCGCGGACCCGGATATCGCTTATTTCCTCTTGCGCTACACGCCCGATATCACGCCCGTCGGCGTGCCCGATTGGAACGCGGCGCAAGTGCTGGCCACGGTCGCATGGCCGACGACGAAAACGAGCGTCGGCGCGCGTACGGGTGCGTACGGCGTTCGCGTCGTCGACACCTCGGGCAACGTCTCGCCCATCGTCTGGCGGCGCACGACGGTTGCAGTCCTGCCGCGGCTGAACGTCATCCAGACGATTAACGACCTGTACGAGTCGCCCGCATGGGCGGGCGTCGTCTCGAACGCGGTCGTCGTCGGCAGCGAGGTCCGCAGTGCTGGCGCGTTCCCGAACGTTGTCCCCGACGGTATCTACTATTGCGAGCGGACCGTCGACCTCGGCGAGGTCTACGAGGCGCGCCTCTCGTCCAAGGTCGCCGCCTACGCGGTCAGCGCGGGCGAGTACATGGCGGCATGGGAGACGCTCGTCGACGTTGCCGCGCTGGCGCTCGCGTCCTCGGCGAACTTGGGCGACGCATGGGCGGAGGTCCGCACGAGCGACGCGCTCGCGGTTATCGCCGACTGGCCGACGCTCTCCGCGGTAACGGTTATGGCCGTGGGCGAGGAAAGCGGCTGGAGCGGCTGGCGTCCTTTCATGGTGGGCGACTTCACGGCGCAAGTTTTCCAGTTCCGTATCTACCTCAAGAGCTATAACCCGGGCGTTCGCGTTTGCGTTACCTCGGGCTTGATTGAGGTCGATATGCCCGACCGCATCGATTCGTACGGCGACGTACCCGTATCGGTGGGCGGGCTCGATTTTGTTTTCCCCGTCTCGTTCCGCGTGCTCGAGGCGGTCGCGATCACGATCAACGGCAGCGCGGGCGCGCTCGTCTCGCGCGTGAGCGACAAGCACGCCGAGGGCTTCCACGTTGACCTACTCGACTCGGCGACTCAGACTGCCCGCGCGGGCGTCGTCGATATTCAGGCGCAAGGCTACGGGCGGCGTAGCGCTGCATCAATCTAAACGGAGGCGCAATGTCTCAACTACTCCCGACCGACTTTCCTATCGACCCCACGGTAACGAGCGGGACCGCGCTCTCGCAAGTGCTTAACCGTTTCGCGGACGCGGAGCACACGAGCAACGCGGGCGCGACCGCACCGCCGAACACAACGCCGGGCATGTTGTGGCTCGACACCTCCGCGGGCGGCAATGGCGTGCTCAAGTTGCGCGACGCGCCCAATACCGGATGGCTCTCGATGTTTAACAGCGCGGTCCCGCCGATCAGTTCGGCGGGCGGCACGTTTACCGGGACCGTCTCGATTGCCGCGGTTACTCCGACCCTCGTCCTACTCAAGCAACCGGCAGGGGAGGCCCGCCTCGTCGGGGCAAACGCCGTCGGGCAAGGCCGATGGGAACTCCTGCTAGGCGACGCCGCGGCCGAGGCGGGCGGCAACGCGGGCAGCAATTTCTACTTGCGCCGCTACAACGACGCGGGCGGGTTAATCGACGCGCCTATCGCCGTCGAGCGCGGCGGCGGGTTTATCCACTTGAATACGGCGACGCGGCTCGCCGACGGCACGGTCGCCGCGCCGAGTCTGGCGTTTAGCAGCGACCCCGCTACGGGCTTGGTCCGCTTGGCGGCGGGCGTTCTAGGCGTCGTGGCCGCGGGCGCGGAGGTCGTTCGCTATGGCGCATGGGCGCAGTTTGCTAAGCGCGTTGCAGTGTCGGGCGCGGACCCCGTTCTAGTTCTCGACCGGGCCTCTACGGCGGTCGAGTCTTCGATTTTCGGCAACGTTGCAGGGTCGTCGCGCTGGCGTCTGACCTTGGGCGATGCCACCGCCGAGAGCGGCGGCAACGTGGGCAGTAACTTAACGCTCATTCGCTACACCGACGCGGGCGCGTACGTTGACGCGCCGCTCGCGATCAGCCGCGCGACGGGCGTCGTTACCTGTCTCGACGGGCTCGGCGTTTTTGACGGCTCGTGGAGCGTTTCGCAGGACGCCGCGTGGCGCTATCAGCAAGTGCTTAACGCCGCGTGGCGCTGGCAGTTCAACAAGAGCACGGGCGATATGGAGTGGAACGCGAACGGCGCGATTTTCCGCTTCGGCGGCGCGGGTACTTACATGGATGCGCCCGGGGGCTTTCGTATCAAGAACGCGACCGGCGCGGACGGCTCGCAAGCGCTATGGGACAACAATGCCGGGATTCGCTTGCTGACGTTCGCGGGGGGATGGGGCTTTAAATGGATCGTCAGCAACGGCGGCTTGGTCTGGACCTGCAACGGGAACGACGCCGTGCAAGTCAACGGCAGCGGCGACTTAAGCCTCCTGTTAGGCGAGGCGCATAAGCCTATCGCCGGTCCGTGGCTCGGCCCGAGCGACGAGCGCATAAAGGAAAACATCGCGGACTATGCCGCGGGCCTCGCGCAAGTGATCGCCCTGCGCCCGCGCTCCTACACGTTCAAGCCGGGCGGCGAAGTGGACCCGACCGTTACGCACTACGGGCTGATTTCGCAGGAGGCTCAAGCGGTTATGCCGGAACTGGTCCTGCCCGTTCCCGTGCTCCCCGACCCGCCTCCCCCCGAGGACGCCGACGCGATCCGCGAGCGCTCGGCATGGTCGTACATGCGGCCCCTGTTGGGCGCGTCGCAAACGGAAGGGGAGCCGGTCGACGTTTTGTTTCTCAACCCGAACGCGCTAACGTATGCACTCGTTAACGCCGTGCGCGAGCTAAACGCCAAGGTAGACACCTACGTCGCCGCGCACCCGTAAAGGGACCGCAATGACCGACGCACCGCACCAACCCACCTACACCGTCAAGCTACAGGCGCAACGCCTCGAGTACGTTCTTAACGCGCTGGCGCAGCGCCCATACATCGAGGTCGCCGCGCTGCTGGACGACATACGCGGGCAACTCGCCGCGCAAGCGGAGATGCCCGAGGTCCCCGAGCGACTCAAGGCGATTTAACGGGGCTGAGCGTGGAGACGGTCGCCGTCCTGTTCGCGCGCTCCGATAGCGTCTACAAGGCTCTCCCCGGCGCGGACGTATGGGACCTCGAGCGCGACGCGCTGCAATGGCCCGGGGGCTCGAGCGTCGTCGCGCATCCGCCTTGCGGGCCGTGGGGCAATCAGCGCAATTGTTATCGGCCATCCGACGCCGAGCGCGCTCTAGCCCCGTGGGCGGTCGAACAGGTCCGCCAGTGGGGCGGCGTGCTCGAGCACCCGGCAAGCTCCGCCCTCTGGCCCGCGCTAGCCCTTCCCGCGCCAGGTACGGGGCGCGACGAATTCGGGGGCTGGACCTTTACGATTTTGCAAAGCTCGTGGGGCCATCGCGCCGACAAGCCGACACGGCTCTACATCGTCGGATGCGATCCGCTGGACCTGCCCGATATGCCGCTCAAGCTCGGGCGCGCGACCAACATCGTTTCCCCGCGCGGGGGCTTTCGTAAGGGGATGCCCGGTTGGCGTCCGTCGCTCAACAAACCCGAGCGCGAAGCAACGCCGCGGGCGCTGGCCGAGTGGCTCCTAGAACTAGCGCGGCGTTGCCGCCTGCCCGTCCTTTCGACCTGACGAGCGGTAGCATTGTGACTAGTCACAATGTTATGATGCTCATAGGCATTAAGCCTAACGAAAGGACGATTCAGAATGGTTAAAGCAAAGCCCCCGACCTATCGCGAGCTTTACGACGCTTGCGCGGCGGAGTTCGTGAACCGCACCGCTGGCAATCACGCGCTGTACGGCGAGGTCGATTACTTGATCGAGCAAGGCCGCGAGAACGCACACGCGACCGTGTACGTCGAGAAAGAACATCCGCCCGCGCAGTGGGAATCTATTTTCCGCGGGACCATCGGGACGTTGCTCGCGATGGGCGGCTATAGCGATGAGGTTTGCGACTGGTTCACCTCCCACGGAGTGACTTTCTAATGAATGCCATTGCAAAAGCAATCATGGCGCGCCCGTGGGTCGAGAGCGTCGAAGATAACCGCCGGGACGGCGGCTACATCCTCGTTCTACTGGGCGGAACGTTCTGCTACAACGACGACCCCGGCAGCGGAACGCGCGGCTTCGATACGTGGGCCGAGGCCGAGCGCGAGACGCGCGTCCGGTGCATTTACGAAGAGGTCAAGGAATGACCCGCCCGACCGCTAAGCAAGTTGCCGCACTGCGCCACGGCGCGAGCATGACCGCGGAGGAGTTCGGCGCGTTGGTCTACGTCACCGCTCCGACCGTCTACGGGTGGGAGGCCGGGCGGCGCAATTGCCCGGCCGCGGAGTGGGAACTCCTGCGGGTTTATTTCGGCCTGGCGAAACCGCGCACGAAGGGGGCCGCATGACGACGAAGAAACTCACGCTCGAGGACCTACCCGCGGCGACGCGCAAAAAGCTCGGGATCAAGCGACCGCGCGTCTCGCAATTCAGCAAGGACGCCGTCCGCACGCACGCGTTGCGAGTGCTGGCCGAGATAGCGTCGCTCACGCAGGACCAACGACGACGCGTGCTCGAGCACGCGGTAAAGGTCAACGGAATTTGAAGCAAGCCCCCTCGGGGGCTTTTTTCATGCGGGCGCGATCATCGCGTCCACCGCGAGCACGCCGGGAGCCATCGCCAGAATTTCCCCGGCGTCGAATAGCGCCATCAGCGCGTCAATCTTTCCCTTGCTGCACGCTTTCGTAATGACCGCGGCGTTACCGCGCAACTCGACGCGGGCGTTCCCGACGCAGTAGGTCAACATCGTTTGCCCGGCGTGCCAAAACGTCCCCTCGGACAGGCGTCGCTCGATGAGCTTTTGCACCCCTTGCAGCCGCCACCCCTGACCGATGCCGACGAACAAATCCTCGGGGAGTTCGCCCTCGACGATCAAGGACTGATGCAGGACCTTAGCCCCGCCCGCGGGGTCGAGGCCGACGCGCACGAGCTTTTCGCTCTCGTACACGCGCCGCACTAGCGCGACCAAGTCGACAACGTCCGGGCCGAGGGCGGGCACGACGACCAAGTCGCCCGCGCGTTCGTAGTCGCGCCACCGCTCGCCCTCTCCCTTGTAAGTCTCGATTGCGCGCTCGTGGACCCATGCCCGCGACCAGCAAAGCCAATGCCCGGACCCCGTCTCGCGCCCGAGCACGGCAAGCCCGAGCCAGTCGTCCGGGCCTCCCGCATCAATGCCGACGGCGACCGCGTCGCACGCCTCGAGCAACGCCTCGAGCGTGAGGCCCTCGCGGGCTTGCGCCTCCCAGTCGAGCGCGCCCGGCCAGCGGTCCGACCCAAGGGCAATTCCTATCTCAACGTTCAAGTGCTGGGAGGCCCAGCGGCGTAGCTCACCCTCGCCCGCTTCCACCGCGGCGTGATAGTCGTCGACGAGCCGCGCAACGTCGACGGATCGCCCGTTATTGGGCGTGACAATCCGCCAGGTCGCCGGATCGCGCCAGTCGACCCCGGGCGGGAACTCGTACAGCAGCGGCAGGATGGGGGCGACGAGACGCCCGTCGCGCACCGCTCGAGCCTTGAGCAACTCGGCGCGGAAGACGCCCGCGGGAGGCCGCTCGCTTTGCGTTGTGATCTGCACGAGGAACCCCTCGGGCTGGCTGATGAGGCCCCCGCGTAACTGGCCGATGACGCGGTCGGCGTCGACCGTCTCGGCGATAACGTGCGTCTCGTCGAGCAATACGCCGCAGGGCTTGGACCCCGTTACCGTGCGCGGGTCAAAGCTCTTGACCTTGAGGAACGCGCCCGTTGGGAGGTAAGTGATCTGCCGGATGTGGCTTTGGATGTGGCACTTACGCGCGAGCGCGGGGTCCGCCTCAATCATCCCCACCGCTTGCGAGAACGCGAGCCCGGCAATCTCGAGCGTAGGCGCGACGAACAGGAACTCGGCGCGAGGCCGCGGCGAGAGGAGCGTCGCGACCAACATCAACGCCGCCCCGTACGTCGTTTTGGAGTTCTTTTTCGGCACGAGGAGAAACACCTCGCGGATAAAGCGCTCGCGCGTCGCCG